GCGGTGAGTCCGGCCACATGACCCGCGACCGTCTCGATGACGTCCACCGATGCGACATCCCCGGTCAGGAAGATGGCCTCCATGAGCTGGACGTTCGTTGCGGCAAAGGCCCCGGTGAACTCGACGGTGAACGTCTCCCAGTTCCCGGTTACGACGAGGTCGGGGCTGATGGTGTCAATGGCCGTCTGTACGGCCGCCTCGTTATCGCCGACCGTGATGGCGTCGGACTGACTAGCCCCGAACATCATCGTGTAGGTCCCCGACCCGGGGCTACCGTTGACGACGACCTGCTGCTCCTCGTTGGCAGCCGCCCGGCTCGGGTCGATCGTTCCGCTCAGCGGAGCGAACAGGTCGCCCCACACGACGTCCTCGTCTCCGCCAGAGATGAGCCCCTGACCAGTGCTGCCGTAGTCGCCGCCGATGCCGACGCGGAACGTCTCACCGACGCGGATGCGGAAGGCCTCGTCGGCCGCCCACATCGAGTCCTCGCCGTTGAGAACAGTGGTCTGACTGTAGGCGAGGGTGCCGGACCCTTCGTCCGAGATGATCCGTTCCAGCCCGTCGATGACCCCGACGAGCACCCACGTTACGGAATCGTCACCAGGGACCCGGAACAGCGGCCCGAGGTCGGCATCCATCCACGTCGGTTCCACCGCCCCGGTCGTGCCGCCCGTCGCGACCGCGAACACGAACTGGAATCCGGTGTCCACGAGGATGCGGTAGCCCTCGGCCACGACCGTCTCGGTTGTCCAGACGTTGCCGGGGTCGACGATGCGGAACTTCTCCCACTCCGCATCCCCATCCACGCCGCTCTGCTTGATGAGCGCTTGCCCTTCGGTCCCACCGGCAGGGAGGCCGGAGCCTGAACCCGAACCGTCGGCGCCCGGAGGACCGCCCGGACCGATCGGACCCATGCCGCCCCGGTCGCCCTTGGCTCCCTTGTCGCCCTTCGGTCCGCGTTCTCCGTCGTCACCCTTCGGACCCACGGGCCCCTCGGGGCCCTGCGGACCACGGATGCCGTCGGTGCCCTGCGGGCCTTCGGGACCTTCGGGACCGACCGGCCCCTCGGGGCCCTGCGGGCCTTCGGGACCTTGCGGCCCGGTGAGTGCCGCGACGACTTCCTCGGGGGTCGCTTCGCCCGTCTGACGGAGCGACAACGCGATGCGGAGCGCCTCGTCCTTCGCGCTCACGTCTCGATGATGCGAACGACGCGACCGGCGTCGTCGTACTCCAGCTCGGTCGCGGTCCGCTCAGGCGGTGGCTCGGGCATCGTCACGTTGATCGGGGCCGGGAGTTGCGGGGCTTCGACGTTCACCTGGATGGGGCGCTCGCTCGTCGCCTGGAGCATCCGCATCGCCGCCATCAGGGCCTCGTCATAGCGAGGCTTCGGCTCCGGTGGCGGGAGTTGCGGTAGGGGCTCGGGCTTCGGCGGGCCGTCCGGCATGGGGGGCTGGAGCTGGACGGAGTACAGGTTGGTATGAATGAGCCGCGAGAAGTCGCCGGTCGTCACCGCTTCCACGACGGAATCCGGGGTGTAGCCGCCGTCGACCAGGGTGCGGATCTGCTGGGACTCGAGCTGGCGGACCTCGGCGAGGTCCTTCTTGTCCTCGGCGAGCGCCTGGATGTCGCGGTCGTCGTACCAGAGCCGGGACCCGGAAGGCGGGGGCACGAGCGTCTCGAGGCTCCCGGCGATGTTCCGCCAGAGCGGGCGCATCGTGTTGTCCGCGAACCGCCGGCGGGCCTGCCCATAGTTGGAATAGGTGGCGGCCTGCAAGCCTTCGGAGAGGCCGACGATGACCGGCGGCACCCCGGCGGCGGCGGCGATGCGCGTCTCGCCCGCGCCCTGCACCTGCTTGAAGTCGATCTCCTGCATGTTGGAGCCGACCTTGGTGACGACCGTCCCCCCGGCCAGATACCACGTCTTGTAGCGGGCCCACTGGTCCGTGGCGTTGGTCTTCTTGAAGCCCTCCACCCACTCGGCGAACGCCTTGGGGTCCGAGGCTTCCTTGAGGTCCTTGTCGATGGCTACCGTCAGGTTCGGCGTGGCCCCGTTGACGAGATACGCCGACTTGTGGGCGGTCATCTGCTTGTCGGCGATGATCTCGTTGATGACCGGCATGACCCACGGCATCCCGCGGAACGACGCCAGGGGGTCGGGGATGGGCGCGAAGATGGAGATGTCCGAGCGCAGGATGACCTCGGGGGTCCGCCCGGAGTTCTTGCCGCCGGGGTAGTAGAAGACGCCCAGCACGTCGGCGTCGATGTCGCCGCCCTGCACGTCGGGGTCGCGCTCCGAGCCGAGGATCATCGACACCCAATCCGGCCGCAGGCGGCGGATGGTGTTCCCGCGGCGGGCGTTGAACGCCGTCCCGCCGAAGTCCGCGTCGAGCAGCGCACGGCTCAGGAGGTCGCCGGTGATGGCGGTCGGCCACGGGTGCTCGAGGACGTCGAGCGAAGGGTTGCCGAACAGCTCGCCCGGCCGCCCGTTCCTCATCCGCTGGAACTGGAACCGCGCCTCGCTGAACAATTGGATGCGGGCGAGCTCGCAGGCGAAGACGACGGCGTTCGTCCGGTACGCCTGGGTGACGAGCGAATCGAACGAGCCGCTGATCTCCTCGACGTGCCCGCGAAGGGTCTGATCGAAGCCGCCGCCGGCGAGGTAGTTGTGGCCGTTGATGCTGACCAGCTCTTGGTACTGGCCGAGGCTCATCGTGGGCCACTGCTCACGCAGGAGCGCGTTCCATGCCTTGGAGATGCGGTCGGTCAGGCCCATGCGCTCTGGAACCCCCTGCGCGGTTCGATACGGGTCGCAGTCGAGTTCACCATCGCCGCGGCAGTCAGGGCATCAATCACGCGGCGCTCCTGTTCCGGTCCGGATCGGGATTGAGATGGACGATCGAACCGCGCGTCGCCAAGCGGGAGGATGTGTGCGGTCGCATTGAGGGCGTGCTTTGCCATCTCCGCATCGCCGGCGTGCTTCAACCAGCCGTTTCGCAGGGCTTCCATGAAGTCGTCGAAGTCCTGGACCGCTTGCGGGTTCGTCTGCTGGCGGTCGATGACGACCGAGCCGAGGTGCTTCTCGATCCACGACGCGAGCTGTTCCGCCCGACTCATGTCCATGACGACCGTGTGGATCGGGTTTCGCTGGTGGATCTCCCACAACGCCCGTTCGACCTTGTCCGGGTCGAGACTGTTGCCGTCACGCGGCGGTGTCAGGACGCTCGCCGGCCCGAGGAGTCGATGCTCGTTGTCGGTCATCCAGAACGGCACCATCGCCGTCGTGTCCCACTTCCACGCCACGTCGAGCCCGAGCCAGATGGGCTCGCCTTCGGGGATCTCCTGGTCCGTCGCTGCGGCCCACCACTCGGCTTCGGTGATGGCCGCGTCGTCGCTCCGGGTAGGAACGTTGCAGGTGAAGCGCATCCAGTGGGCGAGAGTCATCGTCGGGGTGGCGAACTTCTCGGCCAGCGACTCGACGGTGATGCCACTGAATGGGTTGGCGAGCTTGGCGATCGCCATGTCCTCGACGTCCGCGCCCTCGGGGGTGGCGTACTCGTGGAAGGCCATACGCGGCGAGCGACAGTGGGTGTAGCCGGATTCCTTGACGACGAGCGGGGTCGTCTGGCGGATGCGCTCGCGGGTGATCTCGAACTCCGACCCGTACTCGCCGCCCGTCGAGATCGTCGCGAGCTGCCCGCCGCGCTTGTTGAGTTTGCCGCTCCAGGTCCGGTACAGCTTGAGGTTCTTGTGGCGGTGCAGCTCGTCGAGGAAGGCGTCGGTCGGGATGATGCCGTCGCCGGTCCCGTCGTCAGCGGCGAAGATCTGGAGGCGGCCCGTGCCGTCCGTGCGCTTGATGCGGCGGTAGCCCTCTTGGCATTTCAGGAACGACAGCAGCCGCGGGGAGCGAACGACGAACCCTTCGGCCTGCCGATAGCCGATCTCGGCCTGGTCGCGCGACGACGCGGCCCACGGAACGGACGGGTTCGGACGGAACTCGAGGATGTAGACGCCCAGCCCGCCTAGATTGGTCGTCTTGGCGTTCCCCTCGCCGACGATCAGCCAGCACTCGGGGACGCCGGCGAAGTAGTCCTCGAGGAACGCCTCGAAGTACGGGTCTACGACCCATGCCTCGCCGTTGTCGAGGGTCAGATCCAGCGCCCAGCGCCGAAAGTGCTCGACGGTGAACGGTTTGAGGTCGTCGGGGAACGGCCGGATGACCCGCAGCTTGGGAGGAGCCACCGCTTCGACGGCAGCAGCCTTCGCCTTCTGTCGCGCGCGGTAGGCGCGCATGTACTCGGCTCGGCTCAATGGGGGGCTCCTCGCGTAACCGTTACGCGGGTGTTACGGGCGGATGTGAAGGGGGGTGGTATTTCTCGCGGAGAGGGTGCAAGGGTCTC